TTACCAACAAAAGGAATATTATATAAATAATAAAGACAATTTATATTTAAATATTAAAAAATGGAAAACACATAAATTTAAAAACGATCCATTTTATAAAATACCTGATAATTTAAGAAGTAGAATTTGTAATTTATTAAAAAATAATAAATCAAAATCAACAATCCATTTAATAGGTTGTACTATTCAAGAACTAAAACAGTATCTAGAATCTATGTTTTTATCTGAAATGTCTTGGGAAAATTATGGTAAAGTATGGGAAATAGATCATATTAAACCTTGCTCATCTTTTAATTTAATTGATGAAGAACAACAAAAATTATGTTTCCATTATACTAATATGAGACCTTTATTTAAAACAACAGAAATTGCTAAACAATTTGGTTATATTAATTATATGGGAAATCGTAATAAAGGAAACAAATTAATTTAATATTTATAATAAATGATTAAATTTATTTCCATATTAAATGAAATAATTCTAGAATCTAATATTATTCAAATTCCAAAAACAGAATTAGATAAAGCAGATAAAGTTTATAATTATATTCAAAAAAATTTTGATAAAATATCAAAACAAACAGAAGGTAGAGATTCTGATCATTCATTAACTTCTGCTAAATTAAAAAAATATTTTAATCTAACAGATTATAAAGGAAATCAAAGAAATATAAGTGTTGGTTTTTATAATGATCCTGATGATTATTCATCAGGAAAAATGTATTCTGGACCTGATTTCTTACTTATCAATATAAACAACTTCAAAAATTTAGATTTAATAGAATTTAAAGAATTAATTGAACATGAATTAATACATTCTATAGATCCAAAAACTAATGATGCTGATATTCATAATAAATTATCTAATAAAAAAGCTAAAATCCCTCAATCAGGGGTTTCAGATGAGGAACATAATAGGATAGTTTATAAATATCTTAAATCACCTTGGGAATTTGATGCATTTACAGCCCCATTAATTAATAGAATTAAAAATAATATTAATAAATCAGAGGATCCTAATCACTTGAAAGAATTATTAAACCAGTTTTTCAGTGATTTAAGAAACAAGGAACCAGAAGAATTAATTCTTGAACCTAAATATAAGATAATTCCTTGGTTATTTACTACTGTTGATTGGAGTAGTAATAATATTAATAAAGTTGATACTGATTATATCCAAGAAATGGATAAAATAAAAGTATGGTTATCCAAACCTACATTATATACTCGTTTCCTAAAACGATTATTCCGAAACATTTAGAAGTTTTCACTTCTTTCCATTTTTTCACTTTTTTTCATATATGTATATTAGAATATGTTACTATTTTCTATGTAACATTATTATAAATAATCCCCATTACGTTTCTTAATAAACGTATTTCCCAAAAACAATTTTGAGACAAAACAATGAGTACGAACAGAACACTATTCGAAGAAGCAATTGCAGATGCTAAAGCCGTAAAAGAAATGGCAATTAAAAATGCAAAAACAGCCCTAGAAGAATCTTTTGCTCCTCACTTACAAAAAATGCTTTCAGCTAAACTTAATGAAATGGAAACAGAAGAAGTAACTGAAGATATTGAAAGTGAAGAAAATAAAGAAATAAATGGAGCTATTGAATTAGAAAAAGCAACAAATGAAGAAGTTGATCTAGATGAATTATTAGCAGAACTAGAAAATACTGAATCTGTAAATGAAGCTGAAGAATCTGAAGAAGAAACTGAGACTGAAATTGAAACCCCTGAATCTGAAGAAGAAACAGAAGAAACAATTGAAGTTAAAGATATGTCAACAGAAGATTTAGAAAATTACATTGCTGATGTTATTAAAGACATGGTTGCTGCTGGAGAAATTGAAGCAGGTCATGAAGGTGAAGAAGAAGAAAAGGAAGAAGGTAATATTGAAGCTGAGGAAGAAGTTAATTTAGAAGAAGTTCTAAAAGAAATTAATGCTCTTGATGAAGCTAAGAAAAAACCAATCAAAAAGATTGAAAAGAAAATTGAGAAGAAAGAGGAAAAAGAATTAAAAGAAGCATTAGAAGCTATTAATAATTTAAAATCTGAACTCAATGAAGTAAATCTTTTAAATGCTAAACTTCTTTATGCAAATAAAATATTTAAAGCTAAAAACTTAACAGAAAGTCAAAAGCTTAAAGTATTAAGTTCTTTTGATAAAGCTAAAACAGTAACAGAATCAAAATTGGTTTATGAAACTATTTTAGAAAGTTTAAAAGATACAAAAATAAATAAACCTATTTCTGAAAATTTAGGTAGTGCTTCAAAAGCTATTGGAAAAATAGTTGATAAAAAGCCAATTATTGAGATTAATGATGCATTTGCAAGAATGCAGATATTAGCTGGTTTAAAATAAATAATTTAAAAAAAACAATTAAAAAAAAATAACAAATGAATAATCCAATTCAATCATTATTAGAAACTGCAAATCCATGGAAATCACTTCAAAGTGATGCTGCTCGTTTAGCAAGCAAATGGGAAAAAACAGGACTTCTAGAAGGGTTAGATAACTCAACCCACAAAAACAATATGTCTATGATTCTTGAGAATCAGGCAAAACAATTAGTAATGGAATCATCACAAACTGGTGCTGGTACTTCAGGTGCTGCATTTACAGCAGGTGTTGGTGAACAATGGGCAGGAGTAGCTCTTCCATTAGTACGTAAAGTATTTGGACAAATTGCAGCAAAGGAATTTGTTTCAGTTCAACCAATGAATTTACCTTCCGGTCTAGTATTCTTTTTAGATTTCCAATATGGAACTACTAAAACTCCATTTACTGCTGCTGGTGCTGCTGGTTTCTATGGTACAGAATCACTTTATGGTAACACCAACCCAGGTGCAACTTCAAATGTTAATAGTGGTCTTTATGGTGCAGGTCGTTTTGGTTACACAATCAACAACACATCATCAATAGTAACAGCTACTGTATCTACAGCTTCTTGGGCTGATTTTGGTTTTGATGCTAACTATTCAGCTTCTGCAGCAAGTGTTCTTAACTGGAAAAAATTAACAGTTACAGTTGATGCTAAAGCAGATTATAATGGAGCTCGTGCATTCTATTTAGTTTCAGCTTCAGCTTTAAACTTAGGTGCTTCAGATATTCAAGCAGCATATACAACTACTACAGGTACTGTATTTAGTGGTACTGCAGGTACTGTAACATTTTTAGTAACTGGTTCTAAAGTTGGTCAAGTTGCTTCTCTTGCAAACTGTACTTGTTCATTCCAATTACAACCAACAGATGCATTACGTGGTGATTTTGAAGATGGAAATACTTCATTAAACTCACTAAATAACCCAATCTCAATTCCTGAAATTAATGTTAAGTTAAAATCAGAGGCAATTGTTGCTAAAACACGTAAGTTAAAAGCTGTTTGGACTCCTGAGTTCTCTCAAGATTTAAATGCTTATCATGCTTTAGATGCTGAAGCTGAATTAACTTCAATTATGTCTGAATATATCTCTTTAGAGATTGACTTAGAAATTCTTGATATGTTAATCCAACAAGCTTCTGGTGCTACTGAAATTTGGTCAGCAATTAATAACCAAGCAATGGATTCAACAGGTATTGTGAATAGCAACTTAGGTTTTTATAATACTCAAGGTGGTTGGTTCCAAACTTTAGGTACTAAAATTAACAAAATCTCTAACATTATTCATCAAAAGACAATGAGAGGTGGAGCTAATTTCTTAGTTTGTTCTCCAACTGTAGCTACTATCTTAGAATCAATTCCAGGATTTGCAGCAGATAACAGTGCAGAAGCAAATAAAATGAAATATGCATTTGGAGTACAAAAAGTAGGTCAAATGAATGGACGTTACCAAGTATATAAAAATCCATACATGACTGAAAGCACAATTTTATTAGGTTTCCGTGGAAGTCAATTCTTAGAAACTGGAGCTGTGTTTGCACCTTATGTTCCATTAATTATGACTCCATTAGTTTACGATCCAGATACATTTACACCACGTAAAGGTTTATTAACTCGTTACGCTAAGAAAATGGTTCGTCCCGAATTTTATGGTACAATCAAAGTTTCAGGATTAAATACCCTATAATAAATAACCCTTAATATAGAGAACCCAACAGAAATGTTGGGTTTTTCTTTTTTCTATAAATTTATTCAATAATTACTTGGACTTAGTAGGCAACTTATTTATATTTATAGTATATAATTAAACTATAATGAAACAAACTCCTTCACAACTCAACATTCCAAGTTATGTAATGAATTTTCCATTTACACTATCAGCAGATAAACCAAATAATATTTGGATGGAAGAATTAAAACCTGAAGATTTAGTAATAAATCGCCCTAAAGCGTATAAACAGTTTATGGATTTATATAATTTTATGGCTGGGTCTAGTTTAGTTTATTTATTACCAAGTCAAGGTGATTTTCAAGATCAAGTTTATGTAGCTAACTTAGGATTACATTTACCACATATTAAAGATAGAAATGTAATGTTATTATCTAATTATACTTCTGAACCAAGAAGAGGTGAAGAATGGGTTGGTAAACATTTTTATGATATGATGGGTTATGAAACATTTATTTGCCCATTTAAGTGGGAAGGCGAAGCAGATCTTAAATATTTGAAAGATAATATCTATATTGGAGGTTATGGTCAACGTTCCCAAATAGAATCTTATGATTGGATGGAAAAAACATTTAATATGAAAATTATTAAATTAAAAATGGAAGAACCTTATCTATATCATTTAGATTGTTCAATATTCCCTTTAACAAATGAAAAAACAATAGTTTGTAAATCACTTTATACTCCTGAAGAAATAATAGAATTAGAAAAATATACAAAAATTATAGATGTAAACGAAGATGATGCCTTTGGAGGAATTACTAATTCCGTTAGATTAGGTAATATGATATTATGTGCTTCAAATATTTCTGAATTAAAGAAAGGTGAAGAATTATATAATTTAGAAAAACATAAAATTGATACTTTGGAGAAGATTTGTGGAGATGAGGGAATGGAAGCCATTATATTTAACTTATCAGAATATATGAAATCAGGGGCTCTTTTGTCTTGCTGTGTACAACACTTAAACAGAGTTGATATTAATAAAAAATTAATTTAATGGGAAAGAAAAAACTCAAAAATTATAAATCTTTAGATGAAGTTGAAGATAATAATCTAGTTGAAAAAATGTTTAAATCTAAACAATTCAAAAAAATATTTAAGAAAAATATTAAAAAAACAAATGAGTAAACCACTAGAACAATGGCTTGATGAAGATGTTTCACAATGTGATCATAAATCTATTAAAGAATTATCACACGAATATTTCTTTAGAGACCCAGCTCGTTCAAATTATATAGATAATGAACATTTCTATTCACCTTGTGATGGAACTATACTTTATCAAAAATTTGTTCAACCAAATGAATCTATAGTAGAAATAAAAGGTGTGAATTATACATTACAAGATGTAATGGGTGATAAAACATATAATAAACCTTCACTTGCTATAGGCGTATTTATGTCATTCTATGATCCTCATATAATTCGTATGCCCTATGGTGGAGTAACACGTTATAAACGTTTAGAACCGATTGAATCCACAAATAAACCCATGCTCGCGGTTGAAAAAGATATATTAAATGCCGTTATCAATCCTAACAATTTAGATTATCTTAAATATAATGAGCGTATGATTATTGAATGTTATTCACCTTCACTAGATTATACTTATTATTTGGTTTTAATAGCTGATGAAGATGTTGATGTTATTGTACCATTTAATTTAGATCAAAATGAAGTACTAACACAAAATCAACGATTTGGACTTGTTAGGTGGGGCAGTATGACAGAAATCATACTTCCAGTTGATTCTCGTTTTGACTTTGAAATTATTCAACCTGACACATACCATGTAGAAGCAGGTCAAGATTGTATGGTTAAGATAACAGAAAAAAAGAAGAGCCTTAATTAAAAGGCTCAAATTTTACAATATTTATAATCGCTAAAATTATTAATTGCGATGATAAATACTACAAAAATTTATTATCTTCATAGAGGAGATAATATTCCTTTTTATATAGGAAAAACAATCAATCTTAAAACCAGATTAACTAAACATAACCAAGTTCTTGGTTTTAAATCTTTTATAGAAGTAATTGATGAAGTTCTTACTTCTGAATATAAATTTTGGGAAAAACATTATATAAGTCTCTACAAATCATGGGGATTTAAATTAGAAAATAAAAATAAAGGTGGTGGGGGGTGTGTTTTTCATACTGAAGAAACTAAGATAAAAATGTGTGGTAAAAAACATACTAAAGAAGCATGTCAAAAAATGTCTCTTTCTAAAAAAGGTAGACCTTTATCTAAAGAACATATTATAAAATTAAAAGAAGGACATAAAAATAGATTTAAAGATAAACCTAAATCAGATAAAGGTAAACCAAAACATACTCAAGAAGGTAAACAATCTATAAGAGAAAAACTTTGGCAACCTATATTACAATTTGATAAACAAGGTAATTTTATTAAAGAATGGCCTAGTACTAACCATGCTGCTGAGTTTTATAATGTTACTGGAACTGCTATTACTATGAACTTAAAAAATAGGAATAAAGCTACTTGCGGTTTTATATGGAAATATAAGTAATCCCACTTCTTTTCATGGTATTTATAACCATGACAAGTAAGGAAATCACTGCCAAATTTGGCGAACCAGGAGATACATTTAATTTTACTTATATAATTCTTCCCTACAAAATGCGAATAGCATGGGATACTGATAAAACAGTAGGTAAGATTCAAGTTCATAAACAAGCTGCTCCAAGTCTATTAGCAGCTTTTACAGAAATTTTAAAAGTTTATGGATTACCTAAAATTCAAGAATTAGGTATTGACTTATTTGGAGGATGTTTTAATTTCCGTCAAATGAGAGGTGGAACTGAATGGTCAGTTCATAGTTGGGCTTTAGCTATAGATTTAGATCCTTCTAGAAATCAACTTCACGAAACAAATGCTACTGCTCGTTTTGCAAAACCCGAATATAAAGATATGATTGATATTTTTTATAAACATGGTTGGTATTCTTTGGGGAGAGAAAAAAATTATGATTGGATGCATTTTCAATTTATAAAACCTTAAAATAAGTTATTAAATAAGTTTTAATATTTAAAAAATAATTAATATGGAATTAATGAAAAATTTTTACAAACCAACTCCAAAAAAATGGAGAAAAATAGGAGATGCTATTTTAGCAGTAGGTACAGCTGTAACAGCCGGAGGTTTAATGGGATTTGATCAATTAGAACAAATATTTTCCGCTAAAGAATTAAAAATTATCATAGGGATATTTTTTACTTTAGGTGTAATTGGAAAATTTTTAACTAATTTTTTTAAAGAAGATACAACAAATACTCCTCCAACAAAATAATTTTATTTTTTAAAAAATGTCGTGGTTCTGATAAATAACCAATGTATATTTAGCAAAATTAAAATTATAAAATGAAAAAAATTATTGTATTGTTATTTCTATCTTTAACGTTAGGAATTAAATCACAAACAAAAATCCCAACAAATTTAATTCATTATTGGGATTCAACTTCCAAAATAAAAAAGGCAATGTTTACTCCTTATGTTAGATTAAAACATTGGGATGATAAAAATTATGCAACTTGGCAAAAAGAAAATAAAACTCAATTTATTAAAGAGTTTTGGTATTTTGCTGAATCATTTTACATAAAAAGAAATTATTTCAATACAGGTGTTGAATTAAATGAAGAAATTATTGATATTTCTAGATTTGAACATTATCGAAAAGATAATGAAGAAACTATAGTTCCTATTAAAATATTTAAAGATGCAATTGTATTATTACCTAAAAACAAGTTATTGTATAAGCCTAACTAAATAATTTTCGCTTCCAACTCCCCGATTAATCCTTCTATAGAAATATAGAGGGATTTTTTGTTCTTAGCTAATATTTATAACAAAAATATGGCTGCAGGAAGATACACTTTTATAATTGAACAAGGAGCAACATTAGATTTTGAATTACAATACAAAAATGCTACTGGAAGTGCTATAGATTTATCAAGTTATAGTGGAAGAATGCAAATTCGTCCTGACGCAGCTTCATCAACAGTTTATTTAACTTTAAGTAGTTCATTACAAGCTGATGGATCTGGTTTAAATTTTAGTGGATCAAATGGAGCTACTCCTCCAACATCAGGTTCAATAGGAGTTTTTATATCTGCAGTTTCATCTTCATTATTAAGTTTTGATACAGCTTATTACGATATTGAAATAGTTTCAGGAAGTTATGTAACAAGATTACTTGAAGGTCAAGTAAAATTATCTAAAGAAATAACTCGTTAATGTCAAACTGTACATCAGTTAATATATTTCCCAATAACTTTGAAGTTGTCGTAGTTGATAATAGTAACACTATAACTATTGTTAATAATAATTGTACTACTCAAGTTAATGTAACTCAAGAACAAACCCAAGTTGTTCAAGTTTACACAGGACATCCTGGAGGTGTTGGTCCTGTTGGTCCTATTGGTCCTTCTGGTTCTACTCAACCATTTTCTTATGTAACAGGTTCAACTTGGAATACTACAAGCAGTATTGAAATTACAGGATCATTTACTGTAAGCGGTTCTAATACGTTTAAAAACATTGGCCCTGCAATTTTCAGTGGGAGTGTTAATATATCATCATCTACAATTATAGACGGTTATATAGATTTATTAAATCAAAACAATATTCCTTCTTCTTCAAATGGAAGAATGTACTACAAATCAGGAAGTGATGGATTTGTATTTTATTCAACAGATCCAACAAATAATGAATATCATACTCAATGGAAAAATTTAACTTCTTCTTTAGGAGTTTATTTATCAAATGCAGGTGGAACAAAAGTACAATTTGGTTCTACTACAAATGATGCCTTGGGATTTTATGTAAATGGAGGAAGCCCAAAAATAAGAATTGCTACAAATGGAAATGTAGCTATAAATTCAACTTTAGATCATGTTGTTCCTTTTAACATAAATGGCAACACAAACATTACAGGATCACTTTTAGTAACAGGAGGAATTACAAGTTCTTTACAAGGAACAGCTAGTTATGCTAATCAAGCATTAACAGCTTCTTATCTATCAGGTAGTGTTTCTGTTTTCCCTTATACAGGAAGTGCAATAATATCAGGTTCTTTAAATATAACTGGTTCATTTTCTATAAACAATACAGGTTCAGGAACAACAGGAACAGGAAGTTTAGTTTTTTCAGAAAACCCAACATTAAATACAGTTACTCTTAATGGACAAACTACATTTAATAGTTTTGCTAAATTTAATACTACTATATATTCAGCAGGTTCTAATTCAACTTGGATAATTCAGAATGCTGGAACAAATAGCAATTTATTACTTCAATCAAGAAGTTCAAGTGGAAATTATAATAATTTTATGTTCCATAGTTTGGGATTTTTTGGAATAAACCGATTATCTCCTTCTATGAGTTTGGATGTTTCTGGATCTGGAAGATTTACAGATGGATTAGAAGTTACTGGAAGTAATAAAATTTCAGGTTCATTTGAATTAACAGGTTCATCAAAAACCTTTTTAACAGGTAGTGATATTGTAAATATAGGTAATAAAAACACTACAAGTCAACGTTTAGTAAGAATAGGTCAACACACATCCTATATTGATTTAGGTTCTTTAGTGAATGTAGAAGGATTTGCTGCCATTTATTTTGATCAAGGTACTCCATCTACTACAAATTATATTCTAGCAGGTGATTCAGGAAATAGTCTTTTAAACTCAACTACAAATATTGGATTAAGGATAAATAATGGAGATAAATTAACAATATCTTCAACATTAACTGATATAAAACAAAATACTACTATTTCAGGTAGTACTTTGATGACTGGTTCTTTAGTAGTTACTGGTAGTACAAATATTTTAGGAAGTGTTAGTATGTCTTCTAATTTATTTATTGGAGATCCTACAGCAACATATTTAAAAATTGCAAATGGTGCTTCAATCATTACTTTAAGTAATTTAGCTAATGATAATATGGTTATCAATGCTAAAGGAAGTGGAGGAATTTTCTTTGGGTATAATGGACATTCTGGAGGAGTATCAATTTATGATGGTTCAACTAGTAATACAGTTAAAATAACCCAATCTTCCAGTATTTGTCAAATAGTATCAAATAATGGAAATGGTAATATTTGTTTAAACAATGGTTCATTACTTACAGGTTCTTCAACAGGATTTCCATATATTCCAACCTGTGCAGGAGCTCCAAATGGAACTCCAACTCCAATAAATGGAATGGTTCCTATTATATATGATTCAGTAAATAATAAACTTTATATATATAATGGTGGATGGAAATCCGGTAGTTTTGTTTAATATTTATAACAAAATGAAAAAATTATTATTAATATTATTATTCCCATTATTCTTATTTTCACAAGTATCAACAAGTACTTGGAATAATGTAGTAAAAAATCATGATGATGTTCTTCATGTTTATGGAAGTGGTATTATGTTGGTAGTAACTTCTGAAATAGCTTATCATTATACTCAAAATATTACAAAAAGCATTGTAATAGGAGCAGGAACCTCATTGACTATAGGTATTTTAGGTAAAGAATTTATTTATGATAAATGGTTAGGTTATGGTGTTTATAACATCATAGATATTTTTTATGATGTTTGGGGAAATGTAATAGCAATTATAGTTGAAAGATGTTGGATGGATTGGAAAGGATATAATAGAGATGAATATTATCAAGATTATTTTGATTCTCAAATCAAACATAAAAAACATCGTAAAAAATGGTCTCTTAAGAATGTTGGGTTGTTGAGGTAATTTCCCTTCAATATTTATAATAAAACATAACCATGAACGTAGCCATTTATCCTGGTTCATCATCATTCTTCCCAGGTAACACACCTTTTCAGTTTTATGATCAAGATTATCAATTTCAAATTGATGCTGATAAGGTAACTACTTTTGTTGCAAGAAGATTAGGTTATCCTATGGTAGATGTTGAGCTTCAAGATCTGAATTTTTATGCAGCTTTTGAAGAAGCAATAACTACTTATGGAAATGAATTATACGCTTTTAAAATCAAACAAGATTACTTATCTTTAGAAGGTGCATCAACAGGTTCAAATTTAAATCATGCTTTAATTACCCCTAATTTTGCAGGAATTGTAAGATTATCTCACCAATATGGTGAAGAAGCAGGTGTAGGAGGTTTGACAACTTGGTATAGAGGAGCTTTAGTTTTAACAGCTAGTGTTCAAGATTATGATTTAAATATTTGGGCTTCTAGAAACAATATTACTGGGGGAATAGAAATAAAAAGAATATTTTATGAAGCTAACCCTGCAAATATAGGATATTTTTCTGGAATTGGAGTAAATAGTTTATTAGATAGTTTTGGTTGGGGTAATTACTCAACAGCAGTAAATTATTTAATGATGCCTTTAAGTTATAATATTCAATCTCTTCAAGCGATTGAAATGAATAATCAAATAAGAAGATCCCAATATTCTTTTGAATTAATAAACAATAAATTAAGAATATTCCCAATTCCACCAGCATATACCTCAGATGTTTCTTCTTCAATTTCAGGAAGCAATGCAGGATTATTATTCTTCCAATATGTAAAATTATCAGAAAGAAATGATCCAACAGCAGGAATTACAGGTTCAGCTATGATAACAAATGTTTCAAATGTTCCTTATTGTAATCCTGTTTATTCACAAATCAATTCTATAGGAAGACAATGGATTTTTGAATATACTTTAGCATTATGTAAAGAAATGTTAGGATATGTAAGAGGAAAATATTCAACAATCCCAATTCCAAAATCAGAAGTTACATTAAACCAATCAGATTTATTAAATGCTGCATCAAGTGAAAAAACAGCATTAATAGAAAGATTAAGAGCATTTTTTGATGAAACTTCAAGAACAAAATTATTAGAAGCAAAAGCTTCAGAGGTTGATAGTACTCAAAAATCATTATCACAAGTTCCACTAAATATATTTATTGGTTAATATGTGCGCATTATTTGGAGGTCAAAGAGATATTTCTTTATTTAGAAAAATGAATCGTGAGTTATTGGGAAATATTATTTCTCAACAAGTTGCATTTTATAAAGTAAATCTTGAAAAAACAACATCCAATTTATATGGAGAATCAGTAGGTAAAAGATTTTTTTCTGAACCAACTTTATTTAATTGTTTAATAGAAAGAACAGATCCAAATTTTGATGAAACTGATTTAGGAAGAGATTATAATAGAACAAACACTTTTCATTTTCTTGCGGATGATTTAAAAGATGCAAATGTTTATCCTGAATTAGGAGATGTTATTTTTTATTATGGAGGATATTATGAAATTGAACAATCCGTAGATAATCAATTAGTAGTTGGAAAAGACCCAGATTACCCTTATAATTCAGATAGTGGTTTAAATCCATTAAACCCATCACTTGAAGAATTTGGGTGGAATGTTTCTATAAGTTGTATAGCTCATTATATAAGTGCTGATAAATTAGGAATTTCAAAAGAACGTCAATAATGGTAAATAGAAGTAAAAAATATAAAAAACCAATCCCTAAAACTCAAAAAGAATTAGCAAATGAACAAATTGTTCCTTATGATGAATCTAGAGGAAACCCTAATAAAATAGATTCTTTAAATAGAGCAGAACAATTAAGTTTTAAAGGAGATACCACAAAACCTTTTTCAGTAGATATTGAAGATATTGATGAAGCTATTTATTTTTATTTTACCCAAGTTATAAAACCTTTTGTAATTCAAAATAATGAAAGAATCCAATGCCCTGTTATTTATGGTAATCCTGAAAAATGGCATCAAATCCAACAAGATGGGTATTATAGAGATAAAAATGGGAAAATAATGTCTCCATTAATTGTTTTTAAAAGAGATGATTTATCAAAAAATAGATCCATTGGAAACAAATTAGATGCTAATAGTCCAAATTTATATACTTCTTTAACTAAAAAATATTCTAAGAAAAATTTTTATTCATCATTTGACGTATTAAATAATATTAAACCTGAAACTGAGCAATATGCTGTAATAATTCCTGATTATGTTAATATAAAATATAGTTGTGTTATATACACATATTATGTTGAACAAATGAATCCTATAATTGAAGCTATAAATTATGCTTCTGATTCTTATTGGGGTGATCCTTCTCGTTTTAAATTTAATGCTAGGATTGATTCATTTAATACTGTTGTAGAAGTAACAGATGGAAAAGATAGAAATGTTAAAAGTAATTTTGAAATAAAATTGAATGGATATTTAATTCCAAATACAATTCAAAAAGATATATTAGCTGTTAAAAAAATTCCAACATTTAATAAAATGATATTTGGTTTTGAAACAACTTTTACAGGAAGTAATAAAACTTCTTTATAATTAATTTGGATTTTATAAAAAAGTATCTTATATTATATTTATAATAAAATTAAAATTATGGAAAATACAACAACAGAATTAGTTCAAAAACAATACCTTTCTCAAGATGAACTTTCATCAATTAAAAAATTAAATGAAGATAATCAAGAATTAATTATAAAATTTGGTCAATTAGAATTTCAACTTCAAAATATTCTGTCACAAAAACAAATTTTAATTAAAGAATTAGAATCTTCTAAAGCAAATGAAATTAAATTTTTTCAAAAATTAGAAGCAAAATACGGTAAAATTAGTATTGATCCTAATACTGGAGAAATTAATAGATTTTAATTAGTTTTGAATCCCTTTTAGATATTTATAATAAAACAATTATAAATTTAATCTAAAATGGGTCAAGAAACATTAATATCACCTGGTTATTTAACCAGAGAAAACGATCAATCACAAATTACCCAACAACCAGTTACAGTAGGAGCAGCTATTATAGGTCCAACTGTTAAAGGTCCTGTAGAATTACCTACTATTGTAACTTCATATAGTGACTATGTTAATAAATTTGGTGATGTTTTAACAAGTGGTAGTAATACCTATTCTTATTTTACTTCAATAGCAGCCTACAATTATTTTAATAATGGAGGTACTTCATTATTAGTAGCTAGAGTAGTAACAGGTTCTTATACCTCAGCTCAAAGTTCTACAATTAGTTCTAGTGCTGCAACACCTGTAAATGTATTTACTTTAAAAACAATTTCTAAAGGAGATATAATGAACAGTACTGGTTCATTAGATTCCTTAGGAGCACTATCAAGTGGTTCAGCAGATAATATTCGTTGGGAAATTGTAAACCCAAGTACATCTTCAGGTACTTTTAATTTACTAATCAGAAGAGGAAATGATGTTACAGCTGCAAAAGTAGTTTTAGAAACATTTACAAACCTTTCTTTAGATCCTAAATCTCCAAACTTTATTTCTAAAGTAATTGGTGATTATGTTTATAATTACAATTCATCAACAAATCAAATTGAATTAACAGGTAGTTATTCTAACAACTCAGCATTTGTCTATGTTGATTCAGTTTCATTACTTACTCCTGATTATTTTGATAATAATGGAAACCCTAAAGCTCAATATACTTCAAGTATTCCTTTAGCTTCAAGTGGTTCATTTTATAATGCATCAGGTTCAATAAAAGGTGGAGCTAATTTTTATAATACTTTAACAGCAGGTAATACTCAAGGAACAGACCCAGGTAATTATACAAATATGATTAATCTTCTTTCAAATAAAGATGATTATAAATTTAATGTTTTAATCACCCCAGGTTTGATAGATTCTTTACATACAAGTGCTGTTACAACTGTTATTTCAAATACCCAACAAAGAGGTGATAATATTTTTGTTGATGATTTAACTAATTATGGAAGTACTTATACAGCTACCATTTCACAAGCTTCAACACGCGATACTTCTTATGCTGCTTCTTATTGGCCATGGTGTCAAATCCAAGATCCAGGAACTGGAAGAAATGTTTGGGTTCCACCTTCAACAATGATTATAGGTGTTTATGCTTATAATGATCAAGTTGGGGAACCTTGGACAGCACCTGCAGGTATTAATAGAGGAGGATTAGGAAGTGTAATTCGTGTGGAACAAAAACTTCCACAAAATTACCGTGATGCTTTATATCAAGGAAAAGTAAATCCAATTGCAACATTCCCTGGATTAGGAAATGTAGTTTATGGAAATAAAACCTTACAACAAAAACCATCAGCATTAGATAGAGTAAATGTAAGACGTTTATTAATTGAATTAAAATCTTATATTGGTCAAGTAGCTAATAATTTAGTATTTGAAAGTAATACAATTGCTACAAGAAATATATTTTTAAACCAAGTAAACCCATACTTAGCTTCAGTTCAACAAAGAAATGGATTATATGCTTTTAAAGTTGTAATGGATGAAACAAATAACACACCTGATGTAATTGATAGAAATCAAATGAAAGGTGCTATTTATATTCAACCAACTAAAACAGCTGAATTTATTTATTTAGATTTCAATATTACACCAACAGGAGTTGCATTTCCTTCTTAATTTTTGAAATTTTAATATGTATAATAAAATTAATAACAACTATAAATAAATATAAAAAATGGGAGTATTAAGTCCAAACGAAATATTTTTTACTGCTTTTGAACCTCAAGTAGCAAACCGATTCATAATGTATGTGGATGGAATTCCTTCATATCTTATTAAAGGTTTTGGAGGTGTTTCATTTGAAAATCCTGAAATAACATTGAATCACATCAACGTTATGCGTAAAATCAAAGGTAGAACTAAATGGAATGATGTAACTTTAACATTATATAATCCAATAACTCCTTCTGGAGCTCAAGCATGTATGGAATGGCAACGTTTACATCATGAATCAGTAACAGGACGTGATGGTTATTCAGATTTTTATAAAAAAGATTTAACATTTAACGTTTTAGGTCCAGTAGGTGATATCGTTTGTGAATGGATCTTAAAAGGTGCATTTATTAAAAGTGGTAAGTTTGGTGAATTTTCATGGGATACTGAAGCACAGGCTGTCCAAATCGATCTTACTTTGGCTATTGATTATGCAATTCTCAATTTCTAAAAAAAACAAAACTAAATTTAAAGGGCTTGATTTTATCAAGCCTTTTTTGTATATTAAATTATATGAAAGTTTGTACTAAATGTAATACTCCTAAAGAATTAGATAATTATCCAAAAAATAAAAATCATAAAGATGGTTTCCATGTTTGGTGTAAAGGATGTGTTAAAGAGTATAAAATCCAAAATAAAGAAATAATTAAAAAACAACGTAAAGAATATGATAAACAATATTATTTAGATAATAGATCTAAAATCATGGAATATTGTAATAAATATTTTACTAATAGAGTAAAAACAGATATAAATTTTAAATTAAAATTAAGAATTAAATCAAGAATTTTTCACTCATTATTTGGTAAATATATTTCCAAATCAGTTTTAAATTTATTAGGATGTTCAATTAAATATTTAAAACAATATTTAGAACAGAAATTTATACAAGGAATGTCTTGGGAAAATTATGGTAAAGTGTGGGAAATAGATCATATAATCCCTTGTAGTAGTTTTGATTTAACAAATATAGAACAACAAAAAGAATGTTTTAACTATAAAAATTTAATGCCTAGGTTTAAAACAACAGAAATAGCAAAACAATGTGGATCTGATCAGATGGGTAATAGAAATAAATTAAATAAAATACTTTAAATTAAGCTTGCCTTACCGCAAGCTTTTTTTATCTTCCATATGTATAATCAACAATAAAGTTATATTAATGGAAAACCAAGTTACATCAACATCTACAAATTTCAAAACACCAACAGAAACAATTGATTTACCTAGTAAAGGTTTATTATATCCAAAAGATAATCCATTATCAAGTGGAAAAATCGAATTAAGATATATGAGTGCTGTTGAAGAAGATATTCTTACTAATAGAAATTATATTAATAAAGGAATAGTATTTGATAAATTAATGCAATCATTAATCGTAACCCCTATTAATTATAATGATTTAATAACTGGAGATTTAGATGCACTTATGATCGCAGCTAGAGTTTTAGGTTATGGTAAAAATTATCAATTTAAATATTTAGGTGAAGATATTAATATAGATTTATCTAAATTAGAAAATAAAAAATTTGATGAATCGTTAATCACCCCAGGTGTTAATGAATTTAAATATACATTACCAAATACAGGAACTGAAATTACTTTTAAAATATTAACTCGTGATGATGAACGAAAAATCCAAGAAGAAATTGATGGATTAAAAAAATTATCAAAAGAATTATCACCTGAAATATCAACTAGATTAAAATATATTATAACTTCAGTTGGAGGTGATAGATCTATTAAAACAATTCGAGAGTTTATAGATAAAAGACAGTTATTAGCATCAGATTCCAGGGAGCTGAGAAATTATATTAAAAAAATCCAACCTGGTGTAGACCAAACTTTTTTTCCCCAAGGCAGCGACAAGCCCATCACAATTCCACTTGGACTTGACCTTTTTTGGCCTGACTCAGAATAATATTGAAGAAAGACGCATAGCTTTTTATACACAAATCCACGAAATTGTATTTTATGGTAAAGGTGGATATGATTGGATTACAGTTTTTAATATGCCTATATGGCTTCGTAAATTTACATTCCATAAACTTAAAGAACATTACGAAGAAACCAATAAACCTTCAAATGATAATCAAGCTATTGGTGCTGATGGAATAGTTAAAAATAAAGAAGCATTTGAAAACCAATCAACCCAAAAATCTCCTACATTAATTACTCCCGGTCCTAGATTAGGAAAAAACCCAATAAAATATAGCTAATTTAAATTAATAATATTTATAATAAACTTATTAAATGGCTGATTTAACACCAGATGAATTAAATAAACTCCGAAAACAACTTGAAGAGATTGAACAATTATCTGCTAAATTTAATAGAAATATTAATACAGCTAATCTACATCCTATTGAAGAAAATGCAGGAGCCATTAAAGCTATATGGGAAAAATTAAATAAAGATTTAGAAGATTCAGTAAGTGATACTGAAGATTTAGTTTCAAATTTTCAAAAATTAGTAGGTGAAGTTAGAAAAACTAGTTCTGGTATAAATGAATCATCTAAAGGGTTAAGAGGTCTTAGTAGCATTAGTGAAAAATTAGTTAGCCATCAAAGAGGTTATAATGAACTTTCTTCTAAAGATATAAAAAACCTCCAAGAAAAAGCAAAATTAGAAAGAGATAGATTGATAAGATCTGTTGAATTAATTGATGATGAAAGAACTGCTTTAAACCATAAATTAGTAAATACAGCGGCATTAACCCCAGAATATGAAAAAATTTGGAATCAATTAATAAGATTAAAAGACACTCAAGAAACAATAAATAAATTAATTGAAAATGAAAACACACTAATCTCAGATTTAAACAATAATTTAGAAAAATCTTATAAATTAACCAAAAATTTAGAAGATGCTATGGGATTAGGGGGTTCTGCTGTTGAAGGAATAAATTCAGCCCTTAAAAAAATGGGTATGAATAAACTAGCTGATAAATTAGGTTTAGATGAAGCTAGAATAAAAATGAAGGATATTGCTGAAAAAGTTACTGAAGGTGGAAATAAAGTATCATCTTTTTCAGATAAATTTAAAATATTAAAAGGTGGTATTGGATCTGTAGGATCTTCTTTAATAACTTCTTTAAAAGATCCATTAATTATAATAGGATTTTTATCAAAACAATTTTTAGATACTTTACTATCAGTTGATAAACAAACAGGTGAACTAGCAAAAAATCTAAATTTAAGTTATAAAGAAGCTTCAGATTTAAGAGGGGAATTAGTTTCAACAGCAAACTCAACTGGAGATTTATTTGTAACTACAAAAGGTTTACAAGAATCTTTAGTAGCTGTAGGAAATTCTTTAGGAACAAATGCTAAATTAAATGAAAAAGATTTAATTACTTTTACAAAATTAAGAGAACAAGCAGGATTAACTAATGAAGAATTAGTTGCAATGGAAAAATTAACCCTTACAACAGGGGGAAATTTAGAATCTAACACAAAATCTCTTATGGCAGCTGCAGGAAGTGTAGCTGCTTCAAATGGAGTAATGTTAAATCAGAAAACAATTCTCCAAGAAATTAGTAAATCTTCAAAATCATTACAACTTTCATTAGCTGGAAACCCAGAAGCATTAGGAAGAGCAGCTGCTCAAGCTAAAGCTTTAGGAATGTCTCTTGAACAAGTTAATTCAATAGCTGACAAAATGTTAGATGTTGAATCTTCCATTTCTAGTGAATTAGAAGCTGAACTTTTAACTGGAAAAGAATTAAATTTAGAGCAAGCTCGTTTATATGCTTTAAATAATGATATAGAAGGTTTATCAAAAGAAATAGCTAAGAATTTTGGAAGTGCTGCTGAATTTTCTAAGATGAATAGGATTCAACAAGAAGCAGCAGCTAAAGCTGTTGGAATGAGTAGAGAAGAATTAGCAGCATCTTTAGTTGAACAACAATCTTTAGGTAAAGTTTCAAAAGAAGCTTTTGAAGCAAGAGTTAAAGAAGTTGGTTTAGAAAAAGCTCAAAAAGAATTAAGAGAAGGACAATTTGATAAAATGATGCAACAACAATCTATTCAAGAAAAGTTGTTAACAACTGTTGAAAAATTGAAAGAGGTATTAGTAGGACTAGTTCAACCTTTAATGCCTTTATTAGATATGTTGAGTGGAATTTTAGGGGTTGTAGGTTCAATTGTTAAATTTTTTACTAGTATAGGAGAAACTGTAGGAAAATTATTAGGACCATTAGGAAAAATGGGATCCGTAATGAAAGGAATAGCTAGCATAGCAGTTATTTTAGCAGCCTATAAAGCATATGCTTCATTAGCAACAATTCCAGTTATAGGAGCAGGTTTAGGTATAGCAGCAGCTGCAGCTACTTTAGCAGTTGGTATGGGAGCTTTAAGCAAAGTTAAAACAGCTAATGATCTTTTATCTCCTGGAAAAAATTCACCTGGTTATGGAGATAGAACCTTATTTGGACCTGAAGGGGCTATAAAATTAAATAATAAAGATACACTTTTAGCAGGTACTAATCTTTTTGATAAAGGAGATGATGTTATATCTGAACCTAATAAATCTATTGAAAAAATAGATGAAGGAGGAATAAAAATGCCTAAAGAAAACCAAAATCCAACATCTATAAATAATCCTTCTAATGTTGATATAACACCTTTAGTAAATGAATTAAAAGCAGTTAAGGATATTTTAGGTCAAATATTATCAAAAGAAGGTATAGTTTACCTTGACTCTACGAAAATTGGAACAACTCTTAATGTTGGAACATCAAAAATACAATAAATGAAAATAGGAATCTATAGAATAATAAATCCAAAAGGTAAAATTTATGTTGGACAATCTTTTAAAATTGAAAAAAGATGGAAAAAATATTATAAAATGGATTGTGAACAACAAATTAAACTTTTTAGATCATTTGTAAAATATGGAGTAGAAAATCATAAGTTTGAGATTATTGAAGAATGTTCAATTGAACAATTAGATGAAAGAGAGTTATTTTGGGGAAATTTTTATAATGTTTTAGGAGAAAATGGTTTAAATCTTAGATTAGGATTAGGTAGGGGTTTGGTAAGTGAAGAAACTAAAATTAAAATGGGTAAAGCTCATAAAGGACATGAATGTTATAAAAATCCCAAAAGAGGAAAGAAAATAAGTGAGTCTCTTCAAAAAAGTGGAGGAACAAAAGGCCAAAAACAATCTCAAGAAACTTGTAATAAGAAAAGTAAATCTATGTTAGGAAAATCAAAACCTGAAGGATTTGGAGAAATGGTAAGTAAAAGAAATAAAGGTAAAAATACTTGTAAAAGATCTAATGAAACTAAACAGAAAATGAGTGAGAATAGAAAAGGTCATTCTATGTATAATGAAGATTGGAAACAAAAAATAAGTGAGTCTTTAAAAGGGAGAAAAATTTCTGAAGAGATTAAAAATAAAATAAGTTTATCAAATACTAAAAAACCAATTAGATGTATTGAAACTAATATTGATTTTATTAATAAAAACCATGCTTCAAAAGAAATGAATATAAGTCCAACTATGATTAGAAAATCATGTGAGTTTAGCATTAAAGTTAAAAATTATACATTTACATATTTACAGAAATGATAAAATTATTAGATATATTAAGAGAGATTAAAGTTAATGATCCTTCTATGAATGATTATTCATATAAAATAATAAATGAAAAATATACAATAGCTGAAGTTTATATTTATTTTAAAGATAAAAAAATATTTAATGGAATGTTTGATTCTGACAGGAAATTTTTTAGTAATAGTGTTGTATTTGGAGATGCAAATAAAAGACCTTTAGAAAATGAAAATATAAAAGAATACATAAAAAGAGTAATTTCCTCTGAATTATATAATTTTTTTATAAGAATTGATAGTAAAATTGAGTTTAATCTTAATAGTCACAATGAAAAAATTGGGTATAATGTATGGGTTCCTTTTGATAAAATTAAAAGATTAATCTCAAAAAATAGCAAAAAATTAACTTAAAACAATAATATTTATAACTAAAACACAAAACCATGGGAAGCTTATTAAGCCGATTAACTAAACTTGGATCAATATTTTCAGCAAATAATGGAGGTCCAATAGCTATCAATGATTTAGCTACAAAACAATCAAAATTACATGCTAATGGAAACCAACCAGGATATTCTTTGAATGGTTCTAATGCATCTGAAGTAAATTCAGATTATCAAAATTATAGAGATGGAAGTACTAACATTCTTCCTCAACCTAGTCAACTTGATTTGAATGGTAAAACTCCATCTAGATATTTAGATAATTTACCTCAATAATGGAAAAAATTACTAAAATATATTTGGTAACAAACTGTTTTGGTGACCCTAATAAAGTTTATATAGGTAAAACCAAAAATAGTAGAAAAAAAGAACATAAATCTACTTATGGTAATCAGATTGAATATGATTATATAGATCAAGTAAATTCTCTTGATTCTAAAATATGGAGACCTATTGAAACTTACTGGATTCAACAATTTAAAGCATGGGGATTTGAAGTATTAAATTCTCAAAAAGAAGGTGGTAGTGGAGTAGAATTTCATACTGAAGAAGCTAAGTTGAAAATTAGTAAAGCAAAAAAGGGTCATAAATATTCTATAGAACATAATGAAAAAATTAGTAAAGCTTTAAAAGGTAAAACTAGAACAGAAGAACAAAAGTTAAAAATGAGTAAATCTCATTTAGGAAAACATAAACATACCGAGGAAAGTAAATTAAAAATAAAAAATTCTTTAATTGGAAGACCTAAACCTAAAGGAACAGGGGCTAAAATAGCTTTAAAAAATAAAGGGAATTCCTGTGGTCCTAAAGGACAATTTTTTAGTGAGGAAACTAAAAAGAAAATGAGTATGGCTAAATTAGGTAAAAAAGATTCTGAAGAAACTAAGTTAAAAAGAAGTATTTCTAATTCAAAATTTCCTTTTATTTGTATTGAAACTAATGAAAGATTTGCTAATTTAAAAGAGGCTAGTGATAAGTTAAATATTAGTCCTATTTTTATAAATAGTGTTTTAAAAGGAAAATATAAAAAAGCAAAAGGATATACTTTTAAATATATAAAGTAAAAAAAATGGGACTTCTTCAATTAAAAACTAATCTTAAAGATCTTAAATTCGGGAGAGACCGTGTTGGAGGAGGTTCTAGTAATCAACCTTATTTACCTGATCCTCTTCCAAACCTAAACGCCTCTTTAGATAATCAAAATACTGATTTTTTATTGAGAGGGGGAGCTATCGCTCCAATAGAAAGTGCCTTAGATGTAGTTCGTTTAGGTAAATATTTTACTGATCTTAAATCACCTAGTGGTTTATTTTTTATAGCTAAACAAAATTTACTATCTAGATTAGCAGTTAAAACTCAAGCTAGTGGTAAAATTTTCAATAATGGAGTTTATACACCTTTATCAACTTTAGCACAAGCTGGAATTAATGCTTTTGGTTTACATGTTAATAAACAAGGTTTAAACCCATTCCCAAATGGTCTTGGTTCTTTAACAACTTATAGTGATGTTGTATCAGGACCAAATCAAAATCAATTAGGAATTTTAACAAATATTTTACAAGGAAATATTCCAGGAGCAAATCGTTTAGTTGCTCTTTATGGAGTTAAAATAAAACAAAATAGACCAATCTATTTAGATAATGGAGTTGTAAGTACCCAAATAGATCCTGTAAACTTATTATCTTATCCAGGAGGTCCGGGTTCAATTCTTGGAATTGGAGTTACAAATATTAAATTTGCAGATCAAAGAACTGGAAAAGCAAATCCATTTTATGGTAAAAATCCAAATTATCAATCTGGTTTAGTAAATTCATTAACAAAAAGAACTCCTGAAGATGTTAAAAAACCTATAGGTGTTTCTAGTTTTTATTCCCAATTAGATCCTAAAGCAAGAGAACAATTAGTTTCTACTTTAACTTATGTTAAAACAAATCCTCTAGCAAAAAGTTCAAATTACCAATATGTAAGTGGTATTGGGGTTAATAGCGTTTATAGTTTTGCTAATGGACGTTTTGGAACAACTACAGTAAATGAATCGATAGAAGGAGCTCTTGTTTATACACAACAAGAACTTATTGATTCAAAACCTTTTCAATACTCAGCTGTAAGTGGTTTAACAGATTTTAGAAATAAAATTAGAGAAAGAATTAAAAATAATGAAGCTGCAAAAGCTTTAGGACAAACAATTCTTTCTGATTCTCCTGATTATACAACAAAAAATATTGAAACAAGAGTTAATTTAGGAGATCCTGGAAATAGCTTTGGTAAAAATTTAACTTCATATTCAAAAGGATTTAACGGATCTGGTTCAGCTTCAGAAAATTCTTATGATAAAATTACAGTAAAACCTTTATACAGATCTTCAGATCCTAGTCCAGAAGATACTAATGATTTAGTGAAATTTAGAATTGCCGCAATTGATAATGATGATCCAACTCAAAAAGTTTATATTCATTTTAGAGCTTTATTAAACAATTTTAATGATGCTTATGATAGTAAGTTAAATTCAAGAGAATATGTTGGTAGAGCTGAAGAATTCTTCTCTCAAGTTGGGTTTGGTAGAAAAATTTCATTAAATTTTGATGTTGTAGCTCAATCAAAAATTGAGTTAATCCCAATGTATAAAAAATTAAATTATTTATCATCTCTTCTAATCCCAGATTACAGCAAATTTGGTTATATGAGAAGTTCAATAATTCAATTAACAGTTGGAGGTTATTTATATGAACAACCAGGTTTTATAACAGGTTTAACTTATGATGTTCCTGAAGAAAGTACTTGGGAAATAGGAATTGATGAAAAGGGCGAATCAGATTCATCTGTAAAAGAGTTACCTCACATGATTAAAGTAAGTAATTTTTCATTTCAACCAATTCATAATTTTATTCCTAGAAAACAACAAAATTTATTTGATGGGAAAGGGAATTTAACTAAATGGGGAGATGAACATTTTATTGCTCTAAAAGCAAAAAAAGATGATAATTATAAACAAGTATAATGATTAGTTTAGTTAAAATATATAATGAAATAAAAGTTAATAATTCTTAATTTTTAGAGGAAGAATTAATAGAAAAGGAAATAGGAAGATTTAAAGTTGAACTATTTGTTCCTTCTAACCCAGAATATAAAAATGAAAAAAAAAAACAAATAAAAAAAATTATTTAAAAATAATAATAAATAAATTAAAACTATTAAAATAATATGATAAAACTAATAGACATATTAAAAGAGATTAAGGTTAATACTCCTGGTAAAAGACTTAAAATTGTAAGAAAAAAATGGGATGAAGGAAAACTTTATGTTAAAGATAATCCTTGGTATAAAGAATGGGAATATTGGGATGAATATGGAGAAGAAGATGCTCAAAAACACGTTTATTTATATAAAAATTATTTATATGTAACTCCTGGATATGATAAAGAAGATGAGTTTGAAAAATATAAAAATATTTTTGATAAAAATGGGATTAAGAATCAAATTATAACTTGGCATGGGCATCCTTATTTAAAAATAACCTCAAAAAACTATGAAATAATAGGATAAGAAAACTAATGAACCGTTATCAATTTATACCAACAGTAAAAATAAATAAAATTCCTATCTATCAAACAGTAAGGTATCCTGAAATATCTCTTCATGAAGACGATATCTATGTAACAACAGTCCAAGGAGATAGATTTGATTCTTTAGCTTTAGATTTTTATCAAGATGAAACTTTATGGTGGATAATTTCAATTGGAAATAATACATTAAAACAAAATTCATTAATTTGTCCTGAAGGAATTCAATTAAGAATCCCAGCTAATGTAAATGAAATAATAACTAATTTTAATAGAATAAATTCTTAATGAGTAATTTGGTAGGGGAACCATTTGATGAATATGTTGCAAAACAAGTTTTGGATAGACAACTTATCCATGGCTCTCCTACTCGTGATAACTCAACATTAACTTATTTAAACGGGAATACGAGTTGGATAAGAGTGGTTTCTGGAGTATTAGTAAAAGATTTAAAACGATTACAAGCTTTAGGAATCAATGATAGCCAATACCTCAATTCAGGATTAGCTAAAAACTTTATTTTATTTAATGGAACCTCAGATGTAAATAATACATTATTTGGAGGAATAGATAAAACACAAAGTTTATTAAATAAAGTAGCTTATGGAATTGGTGGAACAGAATTTGGTCTAAGACCGATGCCTGGAGTTACATCGTGTGAAACAAAATTTCGTAATAGAGGTTCAATTAGAGAAGGAACCATTAGTTTAAAAGCATTTAATAGAACACAATTTGAAATAATTAGTTTACTTTATTTAAGATTAGGATTTCCAATTTTATTAGAATGGGGACATTCAATTATTATTGGGAAAGATGGTAAAGTAGATACAAACCCAAACTTTAGTATTTCATCTGATTTTTTAGATGGAAAATTTAAAAATGATAATGAAGTTTTACAAGCATTGGAAAATAAAAGAAAAGAATCTTGTGGTAATTTTGATGCCATGTATGGGAGGGTAGTTAATTTTGATTGGACATTTGAAAAAGATGGTTCATATAACATTACTTTAAAATTAATGAGTATTGGAGCTGTTGTTGAAGGTTTAAAAATGAATGTTTATACAAAAGACCAACCCTCAGTATCAAATGAAGAGGATGCTAATGATGAACAACCTGAAAATGATAAAGATTGGATTGTCAAATACAAATTTTCACATTCAATAGGATATACTTTATTTTTAGCTCTTAGAAAATTAACCTCAATTTCAGATGATTTAGGGATAAAATCAATTTCTGTATCTGAAGTTATCAAATCTTTAGCTGAAGATATTACTACAAGTGATGTTGTATTAGCAGAATTAGGATTAAATCAAGAAAGAAAATTTGATAGTAAAGATTTTATTTATTCTTCTGAATTAGATACATATTATATTAGAATGGGTACCTTTTTATCACTATTAAAACAATTAATCCCATCAAATCTTACAGATAAAGATAACCCATCTCCACTATTAAATTTAGATACATCTAACCAAAACTATATCTATACAGAAAATTTACAAATTAGTTCTGATCCTAGAATTTGTTTAGTTGGTGGATTTAAAATTAAACTACCAAATTCTGAAGATTTTATAATTCCTCAACTAGCACCTAATCCATTTAAAATTAATCTTAATGGAGTTCAAGTAGGACTGGTAAATAATATTTATTTAAATACAACTTTAATTTTACAAAAATTAAACGATTTAAAAGATGATAATGGTGGAGTGAGTTTTTATGATTTAATACAAAGTATTTTAGAATCTATAACCAAAGCTTTAGGAAATATAAATCAATTATCTTTTGTAGTTGATGAAAATAAAAACCTTGCCAAAATCATAGATGATACCCCAATCCCAGGAATAGAAAAAGCATTCCCAAATACATTTAGTAAAGAATCTCCAACATTTAATGTTTTTGGATATTATAATAATGGAACTTCAGCTGGATTTATAAGAGATTTTTCATTAAAAACAGAAATTACAAATAATTTATTATCTACTCTTACAATTGGAGCAACTGCCAATGGAACTGTTGTTGGAGAAGATGCTACTGCATTTTCAAAATGGAATCAAGGTTTAGAACCTATAATAAATAAAGGAATAGATTATCCAGATTCAAAATCTTCTAAAGAAGATTCAATACCTGTAAAAACAAAACAACTAATTTCAGAAAATTCTCAATTAACAAATGCTTATTATTTATATGAAGCTAAACAAACTGTTAGAGAAGGTAATAATGTTTTTGAAGGATTAGAAGTTGATAATTTAGATGGAAATGTTGATTTAGTTTCTAATTTTTTAGCATATAAAAAAAATTTAGATTTATTATCTACTCAATTCAGTAGAGGTAAAAAAATAGCATCCGCAACAAGTAGTAGAGGATTTTTACCAATTAATTTATCATTAACAATGGATGGATTAGCAGGTATAAAGATATATCAACAAATAAAAGTTGATACAGCATTTTTACCTATGGATTATCCAACTTCATTAAAATTTATTATTAAAGGAGTTACTAATAAAGTTGATAAAAATGGTTGGATAACTTCTGTTGAAACTGTATCTGTTCCTGTAATAGATACTTTAGAAGAAGTAACTCCAAACACTATTCCAACAAATAATACTAAAATAACTCCACCAAAACAATCAGAAGAAAGAGCTGAATCTAGAAATAATGTTAATGCTGAAAGATTAAGATCAACTTTAACTAGATTAGGTTATCAAGAAAAAGGTACTGAAATTGATAATAGTGGAGAAGATATAAGTGCTAATATTGAAAAAGCAGCTTCAAGTTTATTTAATACTATTAAACAAGAATTACCAAATCTTCAAATTAGAGTTACAGGAGGAAATGATAAGTATCATAAAGGATTAGGATATGAAAGTCGACATTCAAAAGCTAATGCAATTGATTTTACAATTGCTCCTAAAACAGAAGATAATCTTGATAAAGTAGTAAAAATATTACAAAGATATGCTGCTGGAAATGCTCCTAATTTTAGATTTATTGATGAATATAGAAATTTATCAAGTGCAGGGAGTGGAAATCATTTCCACATCTCCTTCGGTGCTGGAACAGAAGGACAAACTACTTTAAATAATGCTTTAAAATTAGTACAAGAAGGAAAAATAACACCTATTAAAATAACATGATAAAATTAATTGATATATTAAGAGAGATTAAGGTTAATAATCCAACAGTTCCTCAAAATTTTGAAGATTTAAAAGCAAAAATGACTTTATCAAATTTAAACTGGGTTCATGGTCCTTCTGATTTTCAATATTTAGAAGATAATTATCATTTAGAAAAATTTTTACCTATTGTTAAAAAATATAGAATTACTCAACCTCAAGATTTAGTAGATTTACTTGATTTATTTATATATGGTAGAAGTGAAGATGAAGAAGGAAATGTTTTAGATAGTTTTATTATTGGAGATAATAGAAAAACCAATTTAGATTTAGAAAAAATATATGCTGATTATCAAGAAAATTTTCGTTAAATGTACTACCCACTCTCACAAATAAAAACTAATCTTTATACTAATGGTCAAGAATTAGTTATAAAATTAAATAATCAAAATTATATAGGATATTATTGGAAAACTAGTGATGGAAAATATTTCAGTGGAAAAACACCACAAGATAAAAACATTCAAGAATTAAAATTAACTTCAACAACAACTTCTGAAAATTATTCTAATCTAACATCAGAAGCATTTGAACCTAAATCACAACCAAATTTAAATCCAAATTCAAGTCTTTCTGAAGAATATTTAA